GATGGAATTATCATTGTCACCTCCCCTCAGGAGCTGGTTACCATGATTGTAGAAAAAGCGGTAAATATGGCGAAAAAGATGAGATAATGATTTCGATGTTAATGGAATTATTTGAAGAAAACGAAGATGTAATCGCGAAGTTTTTTGAGGGAAATCTCTCATCAGAGGAAAAAGAATATTTACTGAATAGAGTAAAAGCATATTCAAATGATGAACTTACAGAGTTTGTCATGCGTTTTTCAGAGGCGGATGATCCTGAAATTAAAGAGATGTTTTCTGAATATGAAATCGAAGGAAAAAGCACTGATGAAGTATTGAATAAACAGGAAAAAAGCGAAGCAATTAATTGCAAGATAGCTTCAAGCATCGCAGTCTTAGGGCTTGTTGCTTTATTGATGATATTAACACTAAGAATTAATGCGATATCTTATGTAAACAATACGTTAACTGTAGTTTCATTTCTTTCTGTAGTTTTAAATTTGCTTTTAAAAGAATATTATAAAGCAAATTCATTGAAAAATATGGAACAGGATAAAAAGGAATTACTTAAAGATCTGAGAACGTATAATAACAGTTAAATTCCAATTTGTAAGATGGATTAATGTAACTTTAAGAAAATAATTTAAAATATTGTGGGGAAAAAAATAAATATTAATTATAAAAAATACCGTATTATTCAAAAAGAATATACGGTATTTTTTATTTCGCAATTCAACTAAATGTAGACATTGTGAATAAGGAGGGCTTATGAATAAGTATGAAAAAGTAGCGTTGCAGTGTGCTAAGGATGATATAAAAAAAGGATATAATTTTGTAACTTTAAAGAAATCTAAGAGAAATTATATTGCAATATTTAAAGAAAAACAAATTCCTTTTGCTAAAGTAGTCGATTTCAAGAATTGGAATAAAAAACTTGGTTGGTAACCGAGTGTAGATAATGTGTACTAACTTGCAAGGAGGGATTTTGTATGTGTACTCTAGATGATATAAGAGATAAAGATATATGTATTAATTTTGGGTGTGTAGATGAAGATTGCAGAAAATGTGATTTAATGTGTAATTCTCAATGTGCTAATTATGAAAGTA